ACATTCTGTCAGGGTGTGGCCGGATCTGGTAAAACACACATTGCTGTTGGTATGGCAATAGAATATCTCTTAGAAAATAAAGTTAACAAGATTGTAATTACTAGACCTGTTGTAGAATCTGGTGAAAAACTTGGATTTTTGCCCGGCACAGCAGAAGAGAAGTTACATCCTTATCTATTACCTATTTTAGATGAAATTGCCCACTTTATTCCTATGAGTCAATATGCTAGTCTTAAAACTCATAATAAAATAGAAATAGTTCCATTAGGTTTAATGAGAGGCCGTAATTTTCACAACTGTTTTATTGTGGCTGATGAATGCCAAAACGCATCGTATGACCAGCTAAAAATGTTGTTGACTCGTATAGGAAACGACAGTAAAATGGTATTAACTGGTGACGTAAGCCAATCCGATCTTCAAAGATATTTAAGGGGTGGGTTTATGCAGTTGATTTCTGCTCTTGTTGATGTAGATGGAATAGGAGTATCTGAACTCAACAATGCCGATATTATTAGAAACCCAATTATTGGTAAGATTTTATCAAGATTAGAAAATCTAGAAAATGAGACAACAAAATAGGCGTTGTTTATTGCTTAATGCTGATTTCAGCCCTCTATCTGTCATTTGTTGGCAGAAAGCTGTTATGTGGCATATGCGTCATGAGAATAATCCTGTGTATGGTATAGATATTGTGGATTTCTATAAAAACGACCATATTAATGGGGTGAATAATAAAAAATATCCTATTCCAGCAGTGGCTAGAACTAAAAGATTTTTTCGCCAAAATCATCAGACACTAATTTTTTCCCGTAAAAATATCTTCTTAAGAGATGATTATACTTGTCAATATTGTGGTATTCAATATGAAAATAATAATTTAACATATGATCATGTTGTACCAAAATCTAAGTGGAATTATTCTAATTCATCCCCAACTTGTTGGACTAATATAGTTACTGCTTGCGTTGAATGTAATCGTAAAAAGGGTAATAAAACACCAAAGCAAGCTAATATGCCACTAATGAATATGCCTATTAAGCCAGTTAAGAGTCAAAAATACTTGCCAATAGCCCATCATCTGCATAAAATAAAGACAGACATACCCAGCGAATGGAAAGTATATTTACCAGAATCTTACTATGCCTAATTATTCTTATCACTGTGAACATTGCAATACAGACTTTGAGCTTTTCTTTTACATTAAAGATTATGTTTCTCAACCAAAATGTATTAATTGCGACAGTAAAAAAACCACAAGAAACTATATTGCTGATGTGGTTACACAATCTGCTAACGTTAAAAAATCTGATAGTGAATTAAAAACTATTGGAGATTTGGCCTTAAGAAATACAGAGAGAATGAGCAGTGATCAAAAGGCTGAACTATATCATAAACATAATGATTATAAAGAGAACAAGGAAGAAACTAAGCCATTGCCACAAGGTATGAAAAGAATACAAAAACCACCCAAATTTAAATGGACAGAAAAGGGCAATATTAAACAAAGAAGGAAATTAAAATGAAAGCTGAAAATTGTATCTTTACGCAAGATAAAACCAAAGCAGTAGACCAAAAAAGTTCTACAACAGAATACTATTCTTTATTGGGGGATCACGATTTTATTGATACTAATAATAAACCTAGAACTAATATAGAAAATAAATCTACACTAGCTAAATGTGTAGTAGACGATTCTAGTAAAAAATTCTATATCAAAACTGGAACATATGGAAAAATCTATAATCCTATGGGTATGTTTAGCGAGGGCAAAAGCGAAAAGTTTCTATCAAAGATAGGTCGTAAAGAGTATAATTTTAAACAGGTAAATCAAGAGATATTTGATATGTATTTAAATTTTCTATCTACTAAAAATATAGCATGGTTAAACAATGCGGAAAGAGAGATGGTCTGATGGCTAGTAAAAAAAGAACCAAAGAAACAGAATACGCTGTTAAATATTTACATGAAATGAAGAAATTATCAACTAAAAATATTTCTTTAGAACTGGGTGTTGCGGAAGCTGTAGTTGATGGTATAATCAATCAACCCAAAGAAGATAAGCCTCGTAAAGTTAGCAAAAGTCAAAGCTTAATGGGAAGACATACCGCTAGCAAAAAAACTAATAATGTTAGCATTATGACTGAATCAGCCTCACAACTGAATGATGAGTTAGTTAGAAATTTTGGACCAACCAAATCTAGGACTAGTACAAACGCTATATTTAGACCTAATGGCTAAAAAATATATATCTAAGTATTCAAACAATAAAGAAGTAGGCGCGGCACAATATATCACCGAACTTATTTGTGAGAATAAGGCTCAAAAAGATAAGCTAGATTTGCATTATAGATTTTGGCTCAATAAAGAATGGGCTCTATACTATAAAAATCAAATAGCGTCGGCTTATAAATTAGTAAAAAAATATAGTGATATTGCTATAGTAAGAGCTTTGAAGAATCCTAAAGCAGCAAAAATTTATTCTCTGCGAGCGCCACATTTGACGCCTATTATAGAAGAAGAACAAAGAAAACTAGATGCTGAAAACAAAAGCCTTACCCTAGATCTAACTAGAATAGACAATGTAAAATTTGGCACTAAAAATAATAAACAAACCAAAAATATATTTTCCAAACTAAAGGATATAGACGATGAGTGTTAAAGAAGATGTTACAAAAACTTTTGGCGAAGATATTATCCTTAGTGGTAATGCTGTTGTTGATCGCAAATCAGTTATTATACCGGTCAGTCCATCTTTAGATATAGTATTAAACGGAGGAATACCCGAAGGAAGTTTCGTTGTTTTTACCGGACAACCAAAATGCGGCAAAACAACCACATCATTAGACTTTGCCGCAACGGCTCAAAAACCAGAATATCAGGGAGATCTTAAATCAGCAAGAGAAGTGTACTACCTAAATATTGAAGGTAGATTGAAGAAAAGAGACTTAGAAGGAATACCAGGATTAGATCTATCTAGATTTCATGTTATAGGTAGTCAACAGGGAAAAATTCTACACGCCGAAGAATATCTACAAATAGCAGAAAAAATTATCAATGAAATTCCAGGATCAGTAGTAATCATAGACTCATATTCAGCACTATGTACAGAAGCTGAAATTACTAGCGAAATGGATAAAATGCAACGAGCAGACGGAGCAAAGTTATTAGCAAAGTTTTGTCGTAAAGTTGCGAACGTTATTCCGGTAAATAAAAATGTAGTTATTGGTATTACTCACTTAATGGGTAATCCAACAGGATATGGTGCGGAGTTTAAGGAGAAGAGTGGTCAGGCTATTGCTTACCAAACAGATATTAAGATAAGAGCTAAAACTTTTAAACCTTGGGTTTTGAGTGCTGATAGTAGCCAGATAGGACAAGAAATAGAGTGGCAAGTAGCCTGTTCTGCTCTTGGTCCTCCTGGTGGTCAAATTACTAGTTATATCAGATATGGTCAAGGTATAGATAAATATATGGAAGCAATATGTTTAGCTTCAGATATGGGATTAATTAATAAGGGTGGTGCATGGTACACATTAACGACCCTGCCCGATAAACCTAAATTTCAAGGCACAGAAAAGGTAAGAAACTTTTTATTAGAAAATCATAAAGCTTATCAAGATTTAGTTTCTTCTATTAAAGACACCATGGGAATTAAATGCAAATAAAAGATTTAGACGGGACGAATCATAATTGGCAGTTGACAGGAAATATGGCTCGTGGTAAGATTAATAATCGCTCTAGTTTTCATTTGCAGGCTAGAGAATTAATTACCAACACCTTTCCAACCCTACAAATTTTAGAAGAAGTTCCTATCCCACTAAGACGTAGCGAAACTTTATATTTAGATTTTTATTTACCACTTAAAAAGCTATGTATAGAAGTTCACGGAGAACAACACTATAAGTTTGTACCATTCTATCACAATAATATGTTATCATTTTTAAAGTCTCAGAAAAGAGATAGAGAAAAAGAAGAATGGTGTGAGATAAATAATATCAGATATATTGCTTTACCTCATTATGAAGATACAAATAAATGGCAAGAGAGATTAAACGATGCATAAATCTACTAAAGAAGAAGTTAAATACTGGGACGATATCTTAGACGAATATGAACAGTCTATTGGTTTGCCTCAGTACAAAAACGACATCTTTCCAGAAGATGAACTTAATCAATATTTAACTATGAATAGAGATGCTATAGAAAAACTTAATCCAGAAGATTGTGCTCAAATATCATATAGACTAGGACAATTTTCATTTCATATTCAACGCTCTATAAATAGAGAATTAGCTAGATATAATTGGGCTGAGGAAATTACGAAAGAAACTATTGCGGATGAACTAAATAACTATAAAGGCTATGGATATGTTGAAAAATCTATTCAAGCTATTAAACACAACGATAAGGCGCAGTCTCTCAACAAGATTAAAAACTATGCTAAGCAACGTAGCGATAGACTATCTTATCTAGCTAATGGTATTAAAAACTTATCAGATATTCTATTATCAATACAAAGAAATAAGGTGAAAAATGGCTCTTGATAAAGAAGATATCAAACAATTAATAGCTATCCTCCAAAAAGGACTAACGGACGATGTGGAAGAAGATCCTCCAAAAATTAAACGCAAATCTGGTGGTACAAAAACTAAAAACAATAAGAAAAAATATCAAAATAAATTCGAAGCTATGGCCGAAGCTAGTATGCACAAAGATGATGTTGAAATTGATAGAAAACTGAGAAAACTCCCTCCAACACAACGATCTAGAAATTATCAGCCATTAAAGGTTCGTTGTCGAGCTTGCGGAAAAGAAGAGCTTGTAAATCCTTCTCTTGTAGAATCTATAGATAGATATAAATGTAATAAGTGTTCAACTTCAGCAGGGTGAAAAATGATATTGTGTGATCCGGCTTCTGAAAGAGCGGTTTTGGCTGGCATTTGTAGATATGGAGAAGATGCATATTTAGATGTAGCAGACATTGTTCAAGAGTCTTCTTTTACGATAGATAGTAATAGCATTATATATAAGTGCTTAAAATATTTATGTGAAAATGAACAAAAACCATCAATAGATGTAGCCTCCATATACGCTGCTGCCCAAGATATTGGTGTTTCAAATATATTCTCCAAAAAAGAAGAAGCTCAACACCTTAAAGCTATTATTGATTTTCCTGTAAGCTTAGAGAATGTACGCAAGTTTGCTGCAAAAATAAGAAAGCTTGAAATAGCTAGATTATTGCGTAA